CTAGAATCATCTTGGCCATCGGATGGTCGTGGGTGTCTAGGAAACTCTTGGTAAAACTCGGGGCGCCTGCATTGGTCTTCGGATATTCAATGCCTAGTCGGCTAAAGGCTGCCGCAATGGACTGCGCCGCCCAGATATCCACTTGCATGCCGGCCTGGCTTTTTAAATACTTGAGGATTTCTGTTTCCTTGGCGCGCATTTCATTCATCTTCTGCTCGCACTTGACACGATCAAAGTGAATGCCTTTGAGGGTAATCTCTACTAGCACAGGTAAGACGGCTGTCTCTAGTTCAAAGATAGATTCCACTTCTTCTTTGCGCAGCAAGGCTTTTAGGTGATGCCACAACTTTAAAGTCAGCGCCGCGTCTTGTTCAGCGTAAGCGCCCACATGCATGGCAGGCAACTTCCAGAGTTCCTTCTTAGCATGCACCCCAAAGTCGGAGGCTGCTTCGCGCAGACCCTGCTCGGACTTGGCCTCCTGTAGGTAATCAAATCCCAGAGAGTTTAAGCTGTAATTAAAACGGTTTTCATCTAGCAACGGGGCGGCGAGCATCGTATCAAAGATGGTGCCGTTGACCACAAACCCAGACGCCCTAAGCCAGCCAAGGTCGTAGGCCGCATTGTGCATAATCTTATCGGCAGGAGTAGCTAATATATCGGTAATCCAAAGCTCTACAATCCGCTTGTCCAGGTTGCCACCACCGCCGTGGGCCACGGGGAAATATCCGCTCCAACCGTCTACGGCCACCGCGTAACCGACAATGAAACCATCTTTGCGAGGCCAACCAGGGCCAAGGCTTTCTAGGTTCGGGTCACAGGTTTCTAAATCGATGGCAATCTCTTTCGCCTCACTCAGATTGGGGAAAGATGGCGGCGGTAGCCACTCGGAGATTCTTGGAAAAAGGGGTAGAGTACGGTTCACAGTCGAAAGCCTTTTTGTTCATTTTTGGGGCGCACGACATGCAGCGTTTGCTTGGCGCGCGTTACTCCAACGTACAACAAACGATTAATATCATCGGAGTTCTTGTCATACTCTTTAGCAAAGCGGGTAGATAAGTCGGTTAAAAGTAATACATTGTCTGCTTCACCGCCTTTGGCGCCGTGGATCGTGGAGAGTTTGATTGGCACGTGGCCCGTGAGCCGTGTATTGCGGCGCAGGAGTGAAATGATATAGTCGCGGCGGTCTTCGCTAATCTTTGTCAGGGCTTTGTGCCAGATCTCTTCTGTTAAAAGTCCGTGCTTTTCTGTCAAACTCTGTAAGGTATAGTCAATGGTCGTGTCGGCAGTACGCAGCAGTTTATGGCCGTGCTTAATGAAGTTACTGTCTAGGTATTTATAAACCGCCTTGACGACGTTAAACGGCACTTCGCCGCCCTTGCGTAGCTTCTCCCACCCAAGTACCGCAAGAAGAATGCTTTCGCTTACACTACGCTGGCCATACCGCTCAAACAGTAGTCCTTGGCTCTTGATCCAATCGTGCATTTCAGTCAGCATGTAATTCGTGCTGGCCAATATAAGCCAGTTGCCCTGGGTAATATCAACCTGCATAAAGTCGTTGTAATAGTTAATACTACCTTTTTCCGCGCGCGCTTTCCAGACCTTTGGCTGACGGTTTTTAATACGCAATACGATGCGGTTAGCTAATTCGTGAACTACCGCCGGCACGCGGTAGGATTGATCTAATACTTTAACATCGCCTTCAAACCCTAAGAAACTTTCGACATCGGCCCCAGCCCAGGTGTAGACTGCTTGGTCGTCGTCGCCTGCCAAAAAGAAGCGCTGGGAGCGCAACGCGAGTTGCTCTACCAGCCTCCATTGTAGTCGTGACAGGTCTTGAGCTTCGTCAATAATCAAAGCTTCAAGCGTAGGTAAGCGCTCGGGGGTTAACAGGATGTGTTCGAGCAAATCAGTAAAGTCTAAAAGAGAATGCGAAGTTTTATAATGCCGGTAGGCGCGTTCCACATACTCAAAATGATGCCATCCAATATCCATTTGAGACTTGTTATAGTGGGTGCGTAAATCTAAGCCGCGGATCCGAGCAATGTTAATCTCGTTGAGGATAGGGTTATCTACCTTGATGGCAAACTCTTCATCCCCGCTTTCGATAGCCAGTTCAATCCCCGCCTCTTTCGCAAACTCTTTGTAAGACTCCGTAGACATCATGTCTTTGGTGCTAATGCCTAAACACCGGTAAGCTAGACTGTGGAGCGTGCGAAAATACGGAAAGTCCATGTCCGGATTGAGGTTCGGGAATTTCTCAAAAGCCCGGTCGCGTGCTTCGTTAGCCGCTTTCTTTGTAAAAGCAAAATAGCCAATCTTTGTTGGATGGACGCCCAGTTGCAGTTCCGTCTCAACAATGCTTAACAGGTAGGTGGTCTTGCCGCTACCCGGCGGCCCAAATACTTTGGTGGTCTTCATTCTTCCTCCTCGAGCCATTGATCTTCTGGCCACACCAGGATAGGTGTGTCCTCTCCTACATAGGCGCCCTCAATATTAAATTCAATATATTCACGGGCCTCGTCGCTATCCATGCCTTGCTGCATCAGGTTATCTCGAATAACTTCTGCGTCGTAGACCAGCACGTCTACCCTGCTGTGGTCCCGCCAGATACAGGCCGGGCCGATAATTGCGTTGTCGTGTCCGTCAATTGTTAACATCAGAAAGGGCTCCTTTGTGTACGCTGCTCGGGAGTCTCAAACGGCGAGTCCTGGCGATTAAATCGTGAAACACGCCAGCAGCGCGCGGCGCGGTTCTTGAGAAACAAACTAATTGGCTCACCTCCGAGGTCCCTGATCCGTTGAGCCATCTTCGGATGAGTCATTCCTTTAAAATTATTGCGGATTAAATGCGCTTCTAAATCCTTCATACGAAAGTACGTCTTTGCATCCGTATCATCTGTCCAGGGGCGTCCCATCAGGATTTCATCCCGGTCCATGGCTTGTTGCAAGTGCGTGCAAAACTCTTCCAGCAGATCATTAAATCGCCCAGTAATGCTGGTGTCTTCACTTGCTTCGGTAATTTGCTCAGTCTCTACCATTTCCTTTAAAAGCGCGTTAAGTAACTGCTCCCAATCCTGCTTACGCAAGGTCGGTGGGAGAATATTCAGCTTTTCAACACAGGCTTTTTGAAAGGCCACCTGGGCAAACAAGCTCTCTGTATCGAGTTCAATACGCTTACCGTTAATATCTAGGAACCACAGGGGTGGCTCGGAATTGTATTTAGACAGAGACGACATTTGCGGAGCATCTGGTCCATTAGCCCCTATGCCGTATTTACGCGTCCGGCACAGACCGCTATTGCAAAAACTGTTAAGCGGAGCATCCTTACACTTGTAGTGATATTCTTTTTTGTTAAGCTGTTTGACCAGTATCTGGACTTCATTATTGGGTAACGGCGGTATGACGTACTTCATGTTATGCGCTACTAAAGCGTCATCCCAGTGAATAGGAATGACCTTCTTCAGGTAGATGCCGATGTTAAAGAGGGCATTGTTCCGTGTTCCTTCAGGCACGCCTTGACTACATAGCGCCTGTAAACACGGTGGACCGTCTTTGATTGGATGCTCAGGCTCTTTGGGTTCTTCTGGAAACTTCAAATCAGGGTCTTGCACCCACTGCTGGTGCAACGCGTAGAACTCTTCTAGCGTAGCGGCTGAGCCATCATCTTTAATGGCGTAGCGCAGGGTTTTATCGCCCCCAAAGTACGGCAGGTTCAGAAAGTTCCCAGTATCGCCACGGTCAACCAAAATTTCTGATTGCTTCGGGAAAATCTCTCGCCCAGCTTCACCTAAAAGTGCTGCACTAGCTTTCAAAAAGCGCTGCATATTTGCTGCAGGAATAGGCTCTTTGACAAATAAAAACACATGGGCACCGCCAGATTTGCTGCGGCAAACTACCATGGGCAAGCCTAAGCTTCGCACCTTTTTAATAAGGCCAGCGTGGTCTAGGGGATACTGATCAATATCAATACAACCCCAAATACAGGAGTTATCTTCTCGAATGGGGATAATCCCTAAACTCGGCTCGATGCCTTCTAAATGCTTAGCCCACAGGTCGTCGGTCGGTTGTTTGCGCACCACGACTGCTTTTCCAGCTTGTTTCCCGTCTCCACGAGAAGATTCAATTCGGTATGTTCCATAAGCAATTTCTAGTCCCTTAAAAATTGCTTTGAACTTTGTTATGTCAGTCATTTCTGCTTTCTAAGGTGGGGCCTACTCAAGCCGAAAGGGGTACCCGGTTTACGTCCGCCAAGAGCTACAAGGCACGACTCAACTATCCGTCTCCCGAACATTTTCGGCCCCGTAAATCAAAACGGAACAGTGTTATTTACAGGAGTAGCTTCACTCTCATGCTTAACCTTGATGTCACCTGCTCCAACCGATTGTGCAAAGGCCTTTGCTGCGGCGTAAAGACTACTAGACTCAACCGGTCCGGTACGCTCTACTTCCCAGCCAAACCACTTACCCTTGTCATTCGACTCAGCCACAGAACTAAGTTTGTAAAGCTGGCTGTACATCGGAGGTGTAAACATCCCGTTCTTACCATTCATCTTGACTGACTGCATCATGCTATTCCACTTACGCGACTTTTTAAGCTGCGTAGACTTCATGGTTACCAAAGCAGGATTTGGAACGCCTGATTCATCCACGATCATAATGTAATAGTTCGCGGTGTTCTCTACGTAATTACCATTATCCAAATAGTCTTTGTACTCACCAGGTTCCTTGTGCGTGCGGGACAAAACATCACTTGTTGCAGGATAAACTTGCACCGGCGCACCAGTGCCCTGGCCCCGGGGGGTCCACTCAATATACTGTCGCAAATATGCACATGGGATTACAGAAATACCCTTTTTACCATCATATAACTCACCAGTTACGCTGTTTAAGAACATACCTGGTAATGCCCCCTCTACTTCGCCTACTTCAGGGCTAGTGCTGGTCAATAAACGCAGAAAAGGTAAAGCATAATCCTCTTGCGTCATCGCGCCAAAACCGGCCGCTGCATCTGTTTCTAAATCATCGATCAATGCCAATGCAGTGTTGGCGGGTTGCTCTGCAATCATGTTTTTAGCCATGGTTCTATTTTCCTGTTTAATGTTTAGATTGATTTAATTACTGCTTTTTGGCCAATAAAAACGCCAAATAATTCCGTGTCAACTACTTCACCTTTTTCGACACGTTCCTTCACCCAAGCCTTGAGAGTTTGGGGTTCTACCTTCTGGGCCTGCTCAGCTGGGTAGCCTTGCGTGCCTAGGAGATTTAATAGACGAACAGATAGCTCGTCTTCACCGCGACCAAAACGGACGCTGATGGTGTTTTTGATGATATCGTCAAAGCCGTGGTCCCTTAACCACTGATAAGCCTCAGCCTGACGTGCTTTTGGAATACTTGCGCCGTAGTAAGGTTTGATATCAATCATTGAGCCGTCTTCCATTACAAACTTCTTCATGCCAGTTTCTGCCATGGCTTCTGGGATAGTTTGCTCAGTAAGCTTACGGTACTGCTCCGCACGCTCGTTCAGAGTTTCCTCGATTTCAGAAATCTCTTTTTCTAAGGTCTTAGCACGGCGAGCAAGCGCTGCAATGCCAGTAACCTGATCATCGGATACCTTGAGGGCACCCGCATCATTTTCAAATATATTCGTAAGACTCATTCATTTCTCCTTTCTTAAACAGATCAACCTCAAGTGGAATATAACGCTTTTCACGTTTATCCCATTTGAGACACTTGAAGCGGCCACTATTGCGAGAGGCCGCTACTGCACAGGCAATGCCTATTGCAGAGGGGTCTCCAATGAGGAGTAAAAAATCCTCATCAGAAAATTTCTCCAGCTTGCGCTGAATACGACGGACGGTGGGCACAACGGAGAAAGCTATCTGAGCATTAGGGGGCAGGATAGTTTCAATCTGACCATAATCCAAAGCGCTTGCGATGTTGTGTTGTTGAGTCTCTGATACAACGTAGACTGTTGGCAATTTATTTCTCTCTTTCTTTGTTAGTTCCTCTAGTGTACACTATCCTTTCAGGACTTTGCAACCCCCCTGCCAGAAAGAGAGAGAAAATTGAATAACTTTTTAGAAACTTACCCCTTTAAAAATAAGCCATTTGTTCACCAAGAGGCCTATCTACAACGCTTCTGGAGACATCCAGTAGCAGCGTTATTTGCCGATATGGGAACCGGAAAAAGTTTTATGTTGATTAACAATGTTGCCATTTTGTACGACAAAGGTCACATAAATGCATTCTTAATTGTCGCCCCAAAAGGTGTTTATCGGAACTGGTTTGATACAGAAATCCCTAAACACATGCCCGATCATATTGTTTATCGGATGGCTATTTGGAGCGCTTCCCCACGTAAAGCCGAGCAGCAGGCCTTGGACAACCTGTCCGCGGTCTCTGAGGATTTAAAGATTTTAGTGATGAACATCGAGGCGTTTAGTACTGCAAAAGGCACGGCTTTCGCTAAGCGCTTTTTGTTAGGACACAACGCCCTGATGGCTATTGATGAAAGCACGACCATTAAAACTCCCGGCTCAGCTCGCAGTAAAAACACTGAAAAGGTCGGCCGTGGTGCGCAGTTTAGGCGCATACTTACTGGCTCGCCAATTACTAAAAGCCCCATGGACCTGTATCAGCAGTGCATTTTCCTATCAGACGAATGCTTAAATGCGAGTAGTTATTATGTATTCCAGGCTCGTTATGCAGTAACAGTTGAGCGGCATTTAAATACCCATTCTTTCAAACAAATCCTTGGCTACAGGCGCTTAGATGAACTAAAAGAAAAGCTTGATCGCTTCGCTTTTCGGGTAAAGAAAGAAGAATGTCTTGACTTACCAGAAAAACTGTATGTCAAACGGGAAGTGGATTTAACTCCTGAGCAGGAAAAGGCTTATGACCAGATGCGCACCCTGGCTTTGGCACAGATTGCAGGAGGCTTAGTTAGTACAGTAAATGCACTTACCCAGCTCATGCGCTTGCATCAGATTGTTTGTGGCCATGTCAAGATGGATGACGGTACTGTGGTGGAATTACCCAATAACCGTATTAAAGAACTGTTGGCAGTCGTTGAAGAAACTGACGGAAAGATTATTATCTGGGCCACTTATCGCCACGACATTGAGGCCATTAAACTGGCTCTATCAAAAGAATATGGCATGAACTCGATCGGTATGTACTATGGCGATACGGACGATGATGAGCGTAAACGCGTATTGGAATGCTTTCAAGATCCGGCAAATGAAATGCGGTTCTTTGTTGGTAATCCAAGCACCGGTGGCTATGGTTTAACGCTTACCGCCGCCCAGACGATGATTTATTTTTCCAATAGTTTTGACTTGGAAAAACGGTTGCAATCTGAGGACCGTGCCCATCGAATTGGTCAAACAAAAAACGTCACGTACATTGACTTAATCGCCCCAAATACGGTGGATGAGAAGATTGTAAAAGCGTTACGCGCAAAGATTAATATTGCAACGCAAGTCCTAGGAGAAGAGATTAAAACATGGCTTATTTAATACCCCGAAATACAGATTACGCTTATCAACAACTGAGTCGTTTAGACCGTCCGAAAGGCCGTGTTTATGTGCTTCCAGGGGGCAAACAGGCGGCGTCTGTTACAACCATTTTAGATCAAACTAAAAACAAGGAAATGCTTAAACAATGGGCAGATAGGATAGGCCAGGACGAAGCTACTCGCCAGAAAGAAGAAGCCGCACATGTGGGTACTTGTATGCATCAAACGATTGAGTGTTTTTTAGCAGACGAGCCGTTGTCCTTGGGCCAGGATTGGTTTGCACTACGCGGCCATGAAATGGCTTTGCGACTAATAAACAAATACTTTAAAAACCTGCAATGTATCTACGGCTCAGAGGTAAACCTGAACTACCACGAGCGTTATGCGGGCACCGCGGACTTGGTTGCAAGGTACAGAGACCGACTATCGATTGTTGATTTTAAGCAGTCTGTCAAGCCCAAACGGCATGAATATATCACTGATTATTTTCACCAACTGGCGGCGTATGCGATTGCCCATGACGCGATGTTTGGCACAAACATTGACTTTGGAGTTGTACTGGTTTCTGTACAAGACGGCACGACGCAAGAGTTTACGACTACTGGCCGACAGTGGCAAGACTTTAAAGCCCAGTGGATGGCTAGGCTTACTGCTTGGGAGGCTGCTGCCCTACCATCTGACCAATCGTGTCAAACGGGAACAGAGACTTAAACATATCCTGGCTAGTACCGCCACCTGAGCCACCAGGCGTAGCCTCAGGAGGCTTTTTAGCTCCTGGTAGACCACGAGTACTTGGTGCTGGAGGTAATCGATTCATAAGCTCTCTAGCAGCTAAACCAGGGGTAGTTATAGTCTGTTGCTGTGGAGGAGGTTCTTCAAAGTCCTGATAGTTCAAACCAGCAGCGCTTAAGTAACCGTTTAAAGACCGCGCAATGTTAACTTTCTCTGAGTCAGTGCGGCCTTTTTTCAATAAAAGTGCCATAAACTGCGGATCTTTTGCGGCTTGTTCAATAACACTTTTAATGGAAGCATTAGGCAATTTATCCATCACATACCGTATTGCTTTCGATCCTGCAGAAGCTGCAATTAAAGAACCAGGACCGCCACCAGAGGCAGTTGTACCTATTTTGGCACCGAGTACTCGCATGGCTAAATCAGCAATTGGGCCTGAGCCTTCCACAATAACGTCGCGTGTAATATTGCTTTTTAAAGCCTCTTCCACCTTTCGTATTGGATTAATCAGTCTACGAAGATTTTTTACCTCATCAAAAGTCATTAGACCTTTGTCGCGCATAATGCTTGCAAGACTAGGTTGATTGGGCGCTAAGGGCTTAAACAAGGCGTCATCAAAAACCTTTATATTAAACTTATCCTCGTAGCCACCGGCCTTGGTATAGGCATAATCATACAGGGAGGACTTAAGGCCGTTCATTGCATCTGGGCCACTTTTAATAGCTAGTTTAGTTAAATCGCCAAGCGTTTTAACAGGAAATCTATTATTAAGAGCGTCTGCAATGGCTTTTGTAGGGTCTTCAAACTTAAGGGCCTGGCTAAATGCTTCTTGATTTCTTACAGTGGTATTTAATACACTATTTTCCTTAGTTATTTGTTTTAATAAATCAGCCGCTTTAGCCGCGTCCCGTAAATCCGGCATAATGTTTAGTTTTTTTAATATTGCCTCATTTTCTTGCGCAAACCTTGTTAGTTTTGCTGTATTTAATTTTGCTACATATGTGCCAGTAGCCGGGTCGTTAACAGTATCTACTGCCTCATTAGCCATCAAACGTAATATACGACTTTGGGCATCTTGAATAGATACTACGTTTTTGTCCGCTATATCCGCCTGAGGCTTTAAGGCCTTGGCTTGCGCGCTGTTTTTGCCAAAAGTAGCAACTGCCTGATCGTACTGAGTACGCATGAATTTTACAGCGTCTTCAATATCCTCCATTCGCTGAGCAGTTACATCGGCATTTGCACCAAAAGCACGTTGCACCAGAATCTCAGGGGAGAGGCGTTCCGCACCTGTTTTAGCTACGTCACCGGTAACAGAAGCCGTCTTAGCAAAAGTACGTGTAAACACATCATTGAGTGACTTAGAAAACTGACGAGCGCTATCAAATGCAGGACTTTTTAGACTGCTTAAATCCTGTAACATGCCCTGGGCAATTGCCCCGTAAAAATCGGCATTGCCCATTTCTCCTCGGCCCGCTGCCTCACGCGCCATTTTCAAAAGGGTAGAACGGTAATTTACTAGTTCACTTACTTCTATTTCACTAAGGCCAGCTTTATAATACTCAGGTATTTGTTTCGTGGCTATATACTCTTCAGTTTGCCTACCGGATTTAAATGCTTTTACTTGATTCTTCCCTACCCCTAAATCCCCCATAATCTTACGAACAGCTAAGGGAATGGCTTCCTCGTAAAGCGCGTCGCCAATGTTAGCCGCACGACTAAGAAAAGCTTCTTGTGTGGCGTTAGGTAAAACACTGGGCGGTGTAACAGTGGTGGTAGTCACAGTTTTCTTAGGATATTTTCCAGTTTGTATGAACTGAATATAGGCTTGAGCAGAGCCATCATCCGTAGAAACTTTTCGAGTAGTCTTTGTAACCTTGCCCTTGGTTAAAGCGTATATTGCGTTTTCCCATAAGCCTGACTCATACTCACGTGCTTGACGTAAAGCAAACTCTGTTTCATCTTTAACAATGCCACCAATAGCTCTGCGTGAGGCAGGTGTATCGTTAGTAATTCGGCTAATTTTTAAGGCAGCATCTGCATCTGCAGCCGCTAAACGACCGTTTATCATTGAATTAAATAAATCTTCTTCTAACTTAGCAGCCGCTTGCAATGCCTCTGGGTTGCCAATGTCTTTTAACCTAGATACTAGCTTTGAATAACCAACAAGAGCCTTTTTCCCTTGTTCAATACTTTCTCCTGAAAACCGGTTGTGATGGCGCGCTAAGGCATTTTCAAGCTCAACTAAACCACGGTTGCCTGTTTTTTGTGCAGCCGTAGGCGTGGAAACACCGGATGGAAGAGGCGCCTCTAGTTGCCGAAGTAAGGCTGGGATGTCTGTTCCCGACTCTTCTAACATAGTAAGAAGACGGCTTGCAGCACGCTGCTCGCGGCCTCCTTGCGAGGCAGAAGAAATTACTTTTTTAACCGCATCGGTAGCAGTAGACGTAGCATTAAACAGTAATTTACCAGGAGAGAGTAAGCCTCCCCCAATCTCTGCCGCCAGCCGTGTGCCAGGAGAATCAGGCGCATAAGCCACTGCTGCGCCACCTCCGAACCCCGCACCACTAGCTGCAGATGTTTCTGCACCCATGTATAAGAAAGGATTACGTCGAGCAGATTCGCCCAGGGCAGATACAAAACGACTTACACGATTACCAGTCATTACCGGTAATCCAAAAGCTACGGGAGCCGCGGCTATTGACGAACCAAAAGTAATTCCTCCTTCTCGGTAAGGAATCAAATCCTCACGAGGAACTGCAGGGAAAAGACTGCTTACGTCTTTCCCTAAGAAATATCCGGCTGTCATACCTATGCCAGTTGTTGCAAGGGGAATTAAACCCGCTGCAGGGCCTAAAAGCGGCGCTGCTGCTAAAGCCATAGGCATGCCTAGCCGAAAGCCGGTCAAACCTCCTGCAACAACAGGAGCATCGCGGACCGCGCCTTCCCCAGTACCAATTAAAACTTGTTTTAATGCATCAGTAGCAGTGGCCTCAGGAGGTCCTCCGGTAGGGTACATCTCATCCATGCTTTTAGTAACAGGGGTTACAGGCGCCGCAGCTCCTTTTGGCTCTTCTAGAGTGACAGAACCTGTCCTTGCAGGAGTTCCGGTAGGATACAACTCATCAATGCTATTAGCTGCCATTTAATTTGCCTTGTAAATTAGTTTTTAGTCCGCGGCACTTTAAAGCCTGTTTTAGGGTCAACCACAACATACTGTCCAGGAGGAAGTGTCTTCCAAACCTCAGGATCTGTAACTGTACGAGCTTGTATTCCTAATAGCTCTCGCATAGCCTTAATTTCCTCTAGTTTTTTAGTAGCCTCTTGACGCTTGTCTATGCCTACTTTTGGTGTACTTAGTATTGTTTGTGTTTTCTTTTCAATACCCTCAATAACATTGTCTAACGCAATAATCTGATTGATATAGGCGTTTTTGTTAGTAAGGAGCGATGGATCTAGCTTTAGTTCGCTAAGAATTTGTGTCCGCTCACCCTCTGCAAAACGGGGATTTTCCTGTAAGGTATTGACTACCCGATTAGTCATACTAGTTAACATCGTAGTACTTTGCTGAAACTCAGGTTTTATTGTTCCTGCTACATCAAGCGGTACATTGCGTGCAAAACCTGCTACAAGAACCGGAACAAAACCTGTGCCGGTAGCCGCTAAATCAAAGAAAGTTGATTTAGGAGCGGCGCTAACAGCTTGAAAAACACCCGGATTTGGGGCATTTGACGTGGTCAATCCAGGGTTGTTTAAATCAGGGCTATTAACAGCCGCAGTTCCTCCTACAGGAGGCTTGGATTCGCTGCCAAAAGGCCTAATACGCAACGCCTTTTCTACATAAGGCGGTAACTTGTTTCGTTGAATACGTATGGAGTCAAGCCCTGTTTCTGGGTCTGTAACCTTAATTTCAGTAGCTTGGGTATAGTCCGTAATAGCGGTTATTAATTTATTATTTTGCTCAGGAGAAGTTAAGCCCTGCTCATACAAAGGGGCAAGCTCAATCATAGTATTTAGAATATCACCCTTACTTCCTGTACCAAGCGGACCTTTGTCCTTGGCCCCTGCTTTTTTAGCCTGAAGCCTGCCTTCCTCTTTAAGTATTACGTTCATTAAATTAGATTTGCGGTCCTGTAGCTTGGCATTCTGAGCAATAACCTGATCAATATCTTTTTCACCTTGTTGGAGCGACAGCATCTTAATCTGTCGGTCAATCTTGTTGATTTCATCTACCCGTTTACCCATAGAAACAGGTAATGTTTTAACAGCACCTGCTAAACGCGAAGCAAATCCACCGCGTAGTGGACGACCGGCATCATCGGTGTTAGAAGCAAAGTTAAAGGCGCGTTGGCCTAGATCAAACAACAGTTGAGCCTCTGATTCACCTTTATTGGTACCAAGTATTTTTGAATACTGCGGCAACCGTGTTTGCATCGAGCCTTCTAGCGTGGGAAGAGCAGCAGGCTGCTGCTTAAACAAGCCCAATGAGGCTGCTTTTGCCGCTGCTACCATGTCAGCTGGATATTGCACAGGGTCGTTCTCGGCAAGCAATTCTTCTACTGATGGAGTCCTTACGCCGAGTGCATCAGACCCCTCTTGAAAATTTTGTACAAAGCCTCCCTGAGCCATCGCCATAGGAGGCTGATCAGACGGAGGCATTCCTGCGCCAGGCATCGCTCCACCACCGCCCATACCAGCCATTAACTCAGCAATTCCACCTTGCCCAGGGGGAGGCGGAGCCATGCCCATTCCCATACCTGCATCAGGCGGAAGAGGAGGCATACCCGGTGGGGGCATACCCGCCTCTGGTGGGAGTGGGGGCATACCTTCCGGAGGCATTCCAGGAGCGCCGCCCATCATCGGGGGCTGTGGCCCTTGAGCCATGTCTGCTGATTGGGGTAACGCGCCAATTCCACCTGCTTGTGTTGCCAAAATAGGTTGCAACATTGCCAAGACAGTTTCAGGCGTCTCCGTTGCGGCTTGATAGCCTACTAAGTCAGCGAGTTCATCGCGCCGAGCGTCAATAGAACGCATATCTCCGCGGAGGTTATTCATCAATATTTCAGGAGAATCTGGCCGACGTTCCATCATCTTTTCGGTGTCTTCGTCGTCGCCCTCGTCTTCCATGTCGTCGGTCATAGAGTCCATAAACCCTTGCATAATGCCGACGTTTTCAATGTCAACGCCCTTTTTCATCATTTTATTAATCATAATACCCTCTTAAAAAAGACCCGCTTTTTTCACACCAGCTGCGGTTGCAATGCCCCCTAAACCAATACCAACTGCTTGCTGAAATGGGCTTGAGGTTGGCTGACTTGCAACTTGTGTAGACATTTGCGTAGACGGCGCACCCTTATAAATATCTGACAAGAAACCTGCCTGTTGGTACGGCGCGTATACCTTCTGTAACTGACTAGCGCGCTGCGCGTCCAAAGACTGCTGATTAAACGCTTGCTGAGACTGACCGACGTTATACAAGAAGTTAATATCACCTTGTTGCAATGCTTGCGCTGTCTGGCCCAAGGCACCTTGTTGTACACCCAACTGGCCTAATTGACCACCTAGCGCACCTAAGCCCTGCGCGGTCTGTTGCCCAATACCAAACTGCTGACCGGCTAACTGCCCGATGCCCTGGCCAATCCCTTGATACTGCTGTGCTTGCTGACCGTAGATGCCTGCGGCAGTTTGCGCCGCTTGGTTACGCATCTGCGACTGCTGCATAAGCTGATTAGCGATGTTTTGGTTAATTGACGCCTCTTGGCCAGCTAAAGCGCCGCCTTGAGAAGCCAAGTTACCATATTGCTGTGCAGCATTTAGGAACTGCCCTGCCGCGCCTTGACCTAGTTGAGCCTGTTGTACGCCGAGCTGCCCTAATGCTTGTCCAGCACCGACTTGATTTTGTGCTAAGTTGCCGTACAGTCCTGCTGCAGCTTGACCTAATTGAGCCTGTTGCACGGCCTGCGAGCCAACTTGTTGACCAATATTGGCTAACTGTCCAGCGCCCGCCTGTCCGATTTGTGCACGTTGTGCCTCTAGCGCGCCCATTTGCGAGCCGGCCTGAACACCCAAACCTGCCTGTTGTGCAGCTAATTGAGCGGCCTGTTGTTGTAGTCCGGCTTGCTGTGCGGAAGCGCTAACTTGACCTTGGCCCGCGGCCATGAGTTGTTGTGCTGCATTCTGGCCAAGACCTGCTTGTTGTGCTGCAACCTGTGCTTGCTGCGCGCCTAACTGTCCAATGCCTTGACCGGCTTGCATCTGACGGCCTTGTTGTTGCTCAAAGGCCTGCATGGCTTGCGCCTGAGACTGACTATAGCCCTGTGATAACAGGTTAGCAATAGTAGAAGACTTTTGGTCCATTAAGTTACGCTGCATTTCAGCGCGTTGTACACCTTCTCGCTCGCCTCCAAATGCTCCGGACTTAATTGCTTGTGCTGCTAAACCTTGACCAGCGATCGCACTTTGGCGATCCATCTGCTTCATGGTCTCGTCGATGACTTGTTGCCTGTACGGATCCATGAATGCTTGCGCAGAGGCAGGGTTGTAGCCTTGCTGGGCACCGCTTAACGTACCAATACCTTGACCGAGTGCTTGTTCTGCTGCTCCAAAACCGGGTTGTTGTGCGGCTTGAGCAGAAGCTGCTGCACCACCGTACATGGCCCCTACACCTTGTTGTATGCCTGGGGCACGGGCCGCTTGCGAAGCCATGCCAATGGCTTGTTGACCTTGATTAACCCCATAACCAATTAATTGATTAGCTTGTCCAAACTGAGGCTGTGCACCTTGCAACTGACCAGCAGCTTGCCGCATTAAAGCTTGCGAGCCACCAAAATCTGCCCCGCCTGAGCCAAGTGCTAACTGTTGTGCCTGTGTAAGACCACCAATACCTTGTGAAATAGCGGTAGTTGCAGGTCTTAAATCGGCTTGGCTAGAAAGGGCCGCCATGTTCTGGCCCGTGGCCAACGCGCCAATACCCGAGCCAATATCTTGCCGCGCTGCACCAAATTGTCCAGTAGTATCAGAGGCTGCACTGCGTTGTGCGGCTGCATCTAAATACCCTAAACCCTGGTTAATCTGCCCTACGCCTGAGGTAATGTTGGCCGTAGCGCCTCCAGCTTGGCCCATGGCCCTTTGGGCATCGGTAAACTGATTACGCGTATCTGCGCCCCGCAAGACGTCTGCCGCTTCACCGGTAGTCTTATAAGCACTTCCAAGAGCCTGATTGGCCGCGGTCATGTACGGTGTAAACGCCCCAACTCCTTGCGTTTCAGTGGCTTTAATGGCTGCAAGTTGTGCGGGCGAGAAGCCTGCTACCTGATAACCAGGAAGCTGTTCCCCGAGTGTTTGAGCCCCGCCTTGATTAAAAGCTAATCGTTGCGCTTCTTCTAGAAGCTTTAATTTATAAGCTTCAATCTCCGGGGCTTCCCGGACTATTTGTTGTGTGACTGTGGTTTCTGCCATTTATTTCCCCTTAACTGGGCCGCCCTCAAGCATTTTCATTAGTTTATACATCCGCGCTGCACCTTTGCGACGACTTCCTCCACCGGCATTTCGGACTGACCTTGCTGTAAAAACAAACTCACCATCGGATAACATTGCTGGAATATCGTCCGAAGTACCTGTGCCAGGACCGTTAATGGGCCCGTTTTTCCGTGGAAATTCTGTAGATTTTGCAGCGCCACCTTTAGCGTAGTTACGCGGCAAGCCATCTGGTCCGTAGATCAATGGCACGCCGTATAAGCCTGCGACGTTATAGGGCTGGTTTACACCACTTGGCTGGTTAGAAATACCAGTAGGAATGTTAACACTAGGCGCGCCAGTTGGAATATTTGCATAGGACGGCGTAGGTACAATCGGACTCTCTAGGACCGAGGGCCGTGTATAACTACTTAATCCACCTGAGAACTTGTTTGGGTTGTCCCGCATGTAGTCCGTACCCGTATAGCTCCGATCAAACGCTGGGGCTTGATCCACCGGATCAGACTTCATGCCCCCCGCAAGAGAGGCAGCTGCAGTACCGGCTAACGCTAAAGGAGCATATCTTGTAAAGAGACCGGCATCCTTTGCTAAACCAGGGCGCTCAGGAGAGAGATATTCTCCATATATATCTTTAACACCGGTAAGTGCCCTCTGTAACATGTTAGGAGCTGGCGCGGGGGCAGCGGGAGGAGCAACTAGACTATAGTTATTACCAGGCAAAGCCACATTTGTTCCAGGCTTCAAAAAGGAGGAACCAGGCGCAGGCATTGGGGCTGAAGGTGCTCTGTAAGACTCGCCGAGGCTTGAACCGCGTGCTGAAGAATCCAGCGAAGGCTGAGACCCTAGTGTTGGCTCAAATCGATCCAAAGCAGGAGGAGTTGATCCACCCCCTAAATCATATGCATTACTCGACGAGGGTGTTACGTCAAATTTCATTCCTAAGCCACTGCCTCTATTACTTAAAAGATCTGCCGCTGTTCCTGTTGCTCCTGGCGCTCCACCCGGTACTTGTGTCGCTGCAGTTACAGGGGCACCGTCTGCTCCAGTTACAGGAGAAGTTGTATCAACCTTAGTTCCACCTGCTGGATCAAGGCTCGTGCCTTTTAAGCCGGCCATAGCGCCTGCTGCACCGCCAGAAACTAGTCCCATCTTCAAGGCATCTTGGGTGCTCATACCGGTAAGTTTACCGATTCCAGCAGTCATTAATCCGGTAGACAAGCCTGTGTTTAACGCTCCTCCAGCTGCTCCTGGTAAATAACCACCGACCACACTTAAAGGACTTGTGCCCATAATCGTGCCGCCACCACCAATATAGCCCATAGCACCGGCAACCAAGGCCTCTTTTATAGAACTACCGGCTAAGAGAGAGGTACCTGCACCTGCTAATCCAGCTGCAGTACTCATAGAAAGACCTATACCCGCAGGTCCGAGGACCGCGGCCAGTGCCACAGTTGCCAAGATACGGCCAACCGGTGAGGCAAGAACCTTTTTAACAGTTTTAGTAACGCCACTAAAAAACTTTTTAAGGAAGAACTCAGGTAAACCAGTAGCTGGGTTAATGGAGCCAGAACCGCCTCTAGACTGTAATAATCGGGCTTCTCCAGGCGTAATATGCGCTAAAATGCTGTCGCCATTACGGCCCTGTGAAGCTAAGTAAGCAGCAACATCGGCTAGGCCACCTTCGGCCATGGTCATCGGTTGCCCACCATTTAAGCCCTGCATGGCATCTGCACCCTCTACTGGAGGCATATCCATCATAGGAGCCTGTGCACCCGCGCTCTGCCCTGACTGCAACTCCTGGAGAACGGCCATCATGGCACCAATAAACTCTGGATCGTAATCTTCTGGCAGGTCGTCTGGCTCGGCAAAGTCCTTTTCAATTAACCCTTTCCGTATCTTGCTGTACTCGGAAGGATTCTGTGACATGTACTCAACGATTTCAATGAAGGTAGCTAACTCGCGTGGAGTGAACTCAATGTCCCCGATGTTTTGACGAAGCGCTTCTTTGAGTATTTCATACTCTTGTGGATTAAAGTTTCTGAGCGCCGTTTGCGCAGCGTCATAAGACTGCGCACTTGTAACAGTAGGTCGTTGATCTCTGGGCATTTCGCCCGGTATGGCTGCGCCTTGGGGCATCGCCATGATTCCTTCATTTGCCATAATGGTCCTTTCCAGTTTTTGCCAAAGGCCTCAAGGGCCGCGCGTCGGGAAAGGACGCGAATATAGCCTAATTATCCCCTAATTCTTTAACTTCTGTCTACTAAAAGTGCACTCACAGTCACATAAACATAATCTTGCGAAGAAGTAACAAACAGCTCATCGTATTCCTCAAGCACCAAAGGACCAGCGTTCCAACCGGCCAAGAGGTCTACATACTTGTTCGGGGCTACCGATTCTAGTGGCACGAGGTAGTGCGTTCCAGCCCCATCAGGAGAGAAGGTAACCGTTATGTTGGTACTACTTACACCTATGTTTGCTACCCAAATAGATTTGACAATTGCGGCTGTGGCAGCAGGCACCGTCAACACAATTAACGGTATGGTTGCGGACGGTGTACTTTCAAAGCGTTTGTAGGCGTTTGACATTATTTCCCAAAAAACCAAGTCTGTGCTTGATCTTTGTCCTCAGTTACCACCGGAGTATACGTGTTGTTCAATTGAAAAATGACCTGTTCTAATGAGCGCACTAACTGATTAAATTGCTGTGCGTCGTACCCAGAGGGGGACGCATTAGGGAGTCGGACGTTTGTTATCTTGCTCATAGGGCTCTATCGAATACCATCTGGTTGAATGTCCACGCGCATCGTACCAAAGCGCCAACGGCTACCTAACTCATCACTTTCAATACGCAGCTGAATCTGCCGTCCGCGCGCGCGTGTGTCTACTTTATCAGTAGTTGGGGTAATTGTGTAGGGGTCCAAGGAACTAGGTGTTGCACTGGTTTGTGGATAAAGCCGCAGTAATAGCCGGACATCGATATTTCCCACTTGGTTTTTAAAGTCAGGAATAAAGCGCTTCATAAACAGCACCTGATCGCCGTCGCCAATGTCAAAGTAACCAGAGTATATAAAGGCGTCAATCGCTACACCGTCGTCATCCACGCCATCCTCTTGTTGGTAAACAATTGAGCGTCCTGCAGTTAAACCGTAAATGGTTGTGATAGTCGCCTCGGTACCCGTCGGGTCGTATTTAGTGGCTAATGGCTTATCAAATGAACCAATATCGGTCCAAGCAGTGCGGGCTAACGTGCCAATTGACCAGACATTTTCAAGGTAATTGTAGGTTACAAAGCGATTAACATAGTCGCTGTTAAGCGTTGGATAAAACCAAGTTACCTCATTAAACTGTGTATTAATACCGACGTTTACCGAAAACGCTTGTGCCACATTAATGTCCTCAAACACATAATCCTGCACCGAAGAAGGTATTTTCTTGACCGTACCATCAAATACAAAGAAGGCGTCCTTGCTCATCCAATACGCTACGCCATTAACATCAGCGCAGGCATGTGGACCAATGATCCCGCAATTGGCGCCTAGCTGTTGAAAGCCAAAAGTATATGGTGGCCCTAAGAACTGTTGACCATGCAGTGAAGTATCTGTCCAAATTAGAATCTGACCGCGAGAACGCAGGGCAGAAACGATCTCATTACCGTCCGTGAGCCGTTGTCCGCCAGCCGTGTTGGTGGCTGTAGCTACAAAATTACCAATGTTTTCTTGAGTAGAAAAACGGACAAACATCGGATCTTGCGTAGTTGGGCTACTAAGAGTGGTTTCCGTGCCAAAGCATACTAAATGCCTATCCGGAGTAGATACAATGGCGTACTTACTTTTAGTGGGTGCACCTGCAATGACCGTGGCCCGCACACCAATGCCCAGGCTTGGAAGCCACTCGTAGATAGATCCGTCTACTAACTGCAAGATTAAATTCTCGCCGTAGTTGTCAAACTGCCAGACCCGAGAGAACAGGGAAAGACTGGCCGAAGCAGGTCTTGGAGTACCCCAAGTACTAAGGCCCCAGGTTCCTGTGCCCCAGCCAAAGTCTAGATAGCTAACATCACTACCGACATTGATTTGATAAACTGCATTAGCCGTTCCAGCGGTTGAAACAGTTGAAGTAGCGGCCGTCGGAGAGACAATCGTATATTGCGAGGTGCTTACTATGGACTGAATCTCAAACTCATTAGTTAAACTGGCATTTGTAATTCCACCAGGGTTACCTGTTACCGTGTTAAATGTTACAAAATCGCCCTTAATTGCACCGTGCGTCGCATCATTAACGGTTACGGTAGTTGATCCGTTAACCGTGTTAAATGTTGCCGTGCCCGTGTCGCGTATAGGAGTAATATCGGCCCACGCACCGCCGTAGAAGACATATACTTTACGGTTTGTACCGAGGGTAATGTAGGGTGAACCATCCAAATCATTCCAGGTAAAGACCTCGCTGACCGCTCCTACAAAGTACTTTTGGGGATTATTAAACGAGGTCCACCCGCCTAGTTTCTCAGGTAGTCCATAGCGAAAGCGCACAAAATCACTGTCTACCCAGCCGCCTTCTGCGCCGTACTCAGTGTTTTGTTTGTCAACGCCTGGCTTGAGAAATAGTCGTAATAAGGCCATGGGTTATCTATATCCTGCGGTTTTCTTTGCTATCTTTTTTGGTTGCGCCACAAACTGCTTACCTTTTGCCTTACCTGCGCGCTTTGCTTTGGTAGTTGCGGCATATTCCGCTGGACTTAGACTTTTGATCGCCGCCTCGGGGAGATACCGTTCTCCTGTTTTGGAGGAGGGCTTGCCTGACTTAGTACGCCATTTCTGATCGCCCCAGTTTTTAAGGGATTGTTGTGGGGCTTTCAATCTCTATATCCCCCGCCAGCTTTTTTATAGCGCTGCGCTACCATCTGGGCTTTTCTCGCGGACCACTGCCCTGCGCCAGTGCCAGCTGTAGCTTCGGCTTTTACAGCATTGAAGATGCGCTTGCGTAACTCTGGCTTGGTGTAGTTACCAGCTGCGTTGACCGTGGACTTTGCTTCCCCGCCTGCCTTGAAAGAAGCAGTCTTAGCTGCATTCGCAAAGTCACCCTTTTTGGGAGCGCCTTTAGCGCCCACACTACGCATCTTTTCACCCGAACCAGCGGCAATCCGTTTTTTCTTTGCAGCGATGTTAGCGTACAGGCCGCCTCCCGCTGCTTTTACAACCTTAACTGGGGGATTGTTTTTTTTCACCAGGTTGCTCCTGATGCCGCAGGCACCGTAGTAATTTCAATGGAAATGGACTGCCGAAGGTCTAAGGCCTGCCCACAATCAGAACAAGTATCCGCTTCTAACTCGCTTGAGTCAAGGTCATAGCCGCACGCGCTACATACCACTTCTATTAAATGAGAAGGCTCTATGCTGCCGTCGGGTAGTGATCTAGAGGTGTTTTGTACTCTCATCTTAGCCTATCATGGTTGACGCAGCAGTTTCTACATCGGCTACACGCTTGAGCCAGCCTTTGCCATATGTCGGGAAGTTATTTAATGACTTGTAAAACTCTTCTTTATTATTGCTAAACTTTTTAAGCAAGTCTAGTCCATTTGATTCTTGGATCGCCTTTAATGTTGCAGGTCCAAACACACCATCTGGAGTTACTCTTAGTGACTTTTGAATCATGCGACGAGCAGCGGCTGGTCCAGCATTAATAGCAAAATCAAAAACAGCATAGTCCACGCCAGCAGGTAAATCATCACCCCTGACTGCATCCCAATAATCTCTTTTATATACCGGTTTAACATCTTCTTTCTTTAGCGCTTTCATGTCGTCTTGAGTTACTTCGTGTCCAATGTACTTTTCCCAAACAGCTTGGGTACAACCCCACATGGTAGAACCTTCACGACCATCAGGTAAATGATTACCCTTATCACGTTGGTCATTGGTGAATCCACCCTCATGAGCTACAACCATATCAAAAGATTTATCCCAATTACTTAGCATTTTTCTTCATCTCCATCACTTTTTCCAGGGTTCTGCCTCCGAAATAGAAGCTCATAATGAGCATCCCCCACTGACCAAGCAGCTCTACATAGTTGTTATTTACTTCAATATCCCAAGCACTCATCATGCCAAATACTGTATAGGTTAATAGAATAAATATAAGAGTCATAGGGCGAATGTTTTTAGATAGCCAAGAGTCCGACATCATGTCGGCTTGTTGTCGCTTGGTGAGCTCTTGTTGTTCGCTTACATCTGCTTGTAACTGAGCGAGTTCACCGTTCTGGGCTAGTGTTGCTAATTCTAACTGTGCCTTAGCCTTGGCTTCCGGATCTGGAATTAGCTTATCAATTAACTTACCACCGATGTTTAGTATTGCATCAAGTCCTAACATTCTTTAGCCTTTCTAAAGTGAAGTAGTGCTAAGTCAAATATGATAATAGATGCGCCAATATCCTTAGTTATCCATAGCGGAAACAACGTATCTACAGGGTACGTACCAAACTCAAAGAAGTGTAATGAACGCATCACCTGAACCATTAGCCCCGTTGTCATTACAAAAACACCAATCTTGCTTAACATACGCATATCTGTAAAGAAGCCAGCAAAGGCTAGGAACGCTACTATAAAGACTGCAATCAGTTCCATTACTAGAATAGCCATTAGCCAATGAACGACTGTCATTTCTTTGCTCTTCTTTGTTTAATTTCTTCTGCTACTTCACCAATATCCATATGCTCACGCTTACTCATATAGTTGGATATCCAATTAATCACAGCAATACTGCACAAACCTAAAACCCAAGCTAATCCAATTAACACGTCTAATTTATCAGTACCAA